GGTGAACGCGAGACCCCTATGATCCTGTGCGTGTAACCGTCAAGAACAATACCTATGCAAAACAATCACATTCGGTTCCTTGTCGATCAGTACGGCGTGGCAAACGTGGCCTGGTTTATCCGTTTGATGAAGCAAGGCACTTTGCCCGAGCAACTGGCCGGATATTGCGTGCCGAATGCGCAGGACAGCCGACGGGATGGCGTCTTCCGGGCGCTGCAATACGCGGCCACGGTTCCCGAGTCGATGCTGCCGGCCGAGATCAAGAACGCATTGACACCATGATGACCCAAAGAGGCTACGCCAAACACGCCGGTGTTTCCCATGGCTACGTCACCCAACTGGTTGCCAAGGGAATGCCCATGGATAGTCCCGAGGCCGCGGATGCCTGGCGGAAGAAAAACATCCGCGCCAAGGCTACTACGCAACACATCGACACACCGCCCACACCAGACACCACCGCAATCGAACAGGAAGGCCCCTACAGGCCCATTGAAGCCGAGACCCCTCTCAACACCGCAACAGCCGCCACCGACTCGCCAGAAGGCGCTTACGAAAGGCAGCGCCAGATCGAGCGTGCAGCCTATGACCTGGCTGTCGATGCCCTCCGCGGTGGTCGAGCCGACGCCGGCCGGCTGGTCGCGATCCATGCCGCGGCAGCCAAGAACCTCACAAGCGCCCGTGACGAGGTGATCGCACAGGCCGAGAAGGAGAGGCGCCTTGTGTCTGGCGACTGGGTGCGGAAGGTGATGCAGGAGCACGACGGGGCGGTGGCCTCGTTGCTAAAGGCGATGCCGAAACAGCTCTCCGGCCGGATAGCACCGCACGACCCCGAGCACGCTGAGCGTGAATTGACCAGGTGGGTCCAGGAGGTCTGCCTCAAGACGTTACACAATACCGACCCATGGAAATGACCTACCAGCTACACCTAGGCGACTGCCTCGATGTTCTAGCCACACTACCGGACAACTCGGTCGACAGCATCGTGACCGACCCACCTTACGGCCTGTCATTCATGGGCAAGAAGTGGGACTACGACGTGCCGAGCGTGGCCATCTGGGAGCAGTGTCTACGGGTACTAAAGCCGGGAGGCCATCTGCTGGCATTTGCCGGCACCAGGACGCAGCACCGGATGGCGTGCAGGATCGAGGACGCCGGCTTCGAGATCCGCGACATGATCGCCTGGGTGTATGGGTCGGGATTCCCAAAGTCGCACAATCTCGAAGGCGACCACAAAGGCTGGGGCACTGCCTTAAAGCCTGCCCTGGAGCCGATCACCATGGCCCGAAAGCCATTCTCCAGCACGGTGGCCGCCAATGTGATCCAGTACGGCACCGGCGCCATCAATGTCGATGGGTGCAGGGTTAAAATTGACGATGACGATCCAATACATAAAGCGGTCTGGACTTCTAGGCCCAGCAAAATAGGACTTTCCGGTGTTGGTTTTGTGACCTCAAACAAAGATGGAGATCGTCGAGCTTGTGAAACATCTAAAGGCCGCTGGCCTGCCAACATCATCCACGACGGCAGCAACGAGGCGGCCTTGTCGCTAAAGTCCGGCGCCCGGTTCTTCTACACGGCCAAGGCTGCAAAGGATGACCGAAACGATGGGTGTGACCATTTTCCAATGATCACGCATCAAAGCGGAATGGGAGGTGCCATGCCAATTGACGATGATGGAAATGACCGTGATAGATTTAAGGCTCAATCAGGCAATCATCACCCCACCGTCAAACCGACCATGCTAATGGCCTACCTCTGCCGCCTGATAACTCAACCAGGCGGAACCATCCTCGACCCATTTATGGGCTCTGGCTCAACCGGCAAGGCTGCAACCATCAACGGCTTCCGGTTTATCGGCATCGAACGCGACCCTGAATACCACAAGATCTCCGAGGCCAGAATCTCCAACCAACACGAAGGGCGTTTATTTTGAACCTGACCGACCTCCAGCGCAGCCTGTTAGACTACCGCCGCAACCTCTACCGGCCCACTCCACAGCAGACGGTGGTCGAATGGTCCGAGGCCAACCTACGGCTTACCCAACGGCAGACTGAGCACCCGGGGCCGTTTTCTACGTCAGTCCGGCCCTACACCCGGGAGCCCATGGAAGACTGGAAGAACCCATCGGTTTCCGAGGTGACGCTATGCTGGGGCAGCCAAACCTCGAAGACCACCACACTGATGGCCGGCCTGGCCTGGCTGATCGCCAACGAGCCAAGCCCAGCCCTTTGGCTGATGCCTTCCGAGAATCTCGCCCGGTCGTTCAGCAAATCCCGCTGGCTGCCCATGCTGGAGGACAGCCCGACCATGCTGGAGTGCTTCCCAGCCGAAGCCGACAAGATCACCAACCTCGAGCAAAACTTTACACGGTCGACGCTGACGTTTGTCGGATCCAACAGCCCGGCAAACCTTGCCTCTCGTCCGGTGCGTGTGTTGATCGCTGACGAGGTGGACAAGTTTGCCGAGGCCACCAGCAAAGAAGCCGACGCCCTCGACCTGGCTGAGCAACGTCTTAAGTCGTTCTCCAGCTCCAAGGCTTTCATGACCAGCACACCCACCGTGGTCGAAGGCCGGATATGGCAACGGTTCCTCCGCGGGGACCAGCGCCGCTATTACCTGCCGTGCCCCCACTGCCAGGAACTGATCAAACTCGAATGGCGCCAAGTGACCTGGGACGACGCCAAGACCGACGACGGCAAACACGATCTAGCCAAGGTTCGAGCCTCCGCCCACTACGTCTGCCAGCTCTGCCTCGGTAAGATCACCGACGCCCACAAGGTGGCAGCCCTCCGCCATGGACAATGGCGCCCAGAGAATCCCAACGCCATGCCCGGCGTGCGGTCCTACCATCTGTCGAGCCTTTACAGCCCCGACCGCAAGTGCACCTGGGGACACTTGGCCGTCGCCTTCCTCGAAGCAAAATCCTCGATGGCCGGCCTTCAGGGCTTCATCAACGGCAACTTGGCCGAGCCCTGGGAACAACAGGACATCCAACAGGAACGACCCGAGACATCCGCCACGGTGACGCTCGATGGCGGCCGCCGCTACCTGACTGCAGACGTCCAGGCCGTGGCGCCGTTCCTGTGGTGGGTATGCCGCGAATGGAAGGACGGAAACTCGACATTGATCGCCGCGGGCCATGCCGACGACTTCGCAGCCCTCCGCCGGGTGCAGGTGGCGCTTGAGGTGCACGACATGGATGTCGGCATCGACTCAGGATTCAACACGCAGACGGTCTACGACGCCTGTGCCGCCTATTCATCGGTGACGTCCAACCCGATAACCTTCCCTTGTGGGCTGCGCTACCCACCGGAGGGCGGCCTCCGCAAACCGATGGTGATTGGCTGGATGCCGCTCAAAGGCCGCGAGACCGGCGCCCGGTTCACATCGGCGTCGGGCACGGTCCATCCGTTCGGCCTGTCGACGTCTTCCTCGATGCGTACCGACGTGGTACAACCGCTCCTGGTATTCGACACCGAGCACCTGCGCGACATCCTGTCGAGGCTCCGTAAAGGCGACATCGACCGGGAATGGGGCATCCATCAAGATCCGCCTAGTGTGCAGGCCGAAGGTGCCTACATCGCCGATCCCGATCTCTACTGGCGCCATCTGGACTCTCACGTCCTGCGCCCACAAGCCAACCGCGCGGGCCGCATCAAACACGTCTGGGTAAAACGCAACCAAAAGTGGCCCGACCATCTGCATGACTGCGAAATCATGCAGCTCGCCATGGTGATGCTGTGGAACGACCTTGTTTCCGCACCTGACCACTAATTTTACTAACTGGTTGTAGGCAGGCCAAACACCTGCAGGGTCTCCGCCGGAATGTTCACATTCACGGTGGCCATCAAAAGGAGCTACCTCCGGGCTGTCTACTCGACGCTCGGTGGCGTGACCCTATTGGCTGCCTTGTCGGCCAAGTCCGTGGCGGCATCGTCGGTGATCGAATCCGGCCAGGTTGTCCGGTCGACCTCATCGTCGGATGTTTCCGTCGAGTTCGCCGAGCCCGGAAAAGGCGCACCCACCCCGTCCGAGATGGTCGAGATGTGGGAAAGCCTGTTGAACGATTACGATCTGGCCGTCTACTTCCTGAACCAGGAAGGCGTCACAAGCCCGACCGACGCCCAGATTTACGCCAAACTCATGGCCGTGGTGCTCGTGGCCGCCACGTCTTACGGCGGCGACTTCTCGAACTTTCGCCGTGAGGCGAGCTACCGGGTGGGGATGTCCTAATGGGTTTCCTCGACACCATCCTGGCTAAGTTCCGTTCGGCACCCGTCGACCGTTATGAAGGCGCCTCGAACTCGATTCGCCGTTCCTTCCTCGATACGAGCTACACCTCGGTGAGGTTCGACGTCACCAGCTCCACCCGGCAGCAGATCGTCCGAAAGTCCCGGTTCTTCGAGCAGAATAACGCGGTGATGAACCGCCTGGGTGACCTGTTCGAGAACTACACGGTCGGCAGTAACTTCTCGGTGCAGCCGGCTTCCTCGGATCCGGAATGGAATCTCAAGGCCAAGAAATGGTGGGATATCTGGTGCAGATACCCGGACATCGGATCCCGGCAGTCTTTCGGCACACTGATGTCATTGGCTGCCCGCGGTTGGTTCTACGACGGCGAATCTTTCATCTTGCTCACTAAGGGCGAAACCGGCCGGCCCCGCCTGCAGCTCATCGAGCCGCAGCAGGTTTCCACCCCTACCGGGCAGGAGAATCAACCGGACATCTTCGACGGTGTGCGGTTCGATACTCGCACCGGTCGGGCTCTCAGTTACTTCGTCGGCCAGGAGCAACAACAGGGACAGCTCGCCGACATTCGCTCGATCTCATCCGACTCGATCATTCACATCTACGAGGCCCAACGTGCCGGCCAGCTCCGCGGCCTGCCGTTCGTGGCTTGTGTGATCAACGACCTCCACGACCTGGACGACCTCCAAAAGCTGGAGATGGAATCCTGTAAGCTGGCCTCCAGTGTGGCCCAGGTGATCAAGACCAGCTCCGGTGAGGTCCAGGCCACCAGCCTGCGCTCCGGTGTGGCTGGTTCTCAAGGCACCGCCCAGAACTACTACGAAAACGTGTTCGGTTCCTCGGTGAAAGTTCTGAAGTCCGGCGACGAGTTCGAGCAGTTCCAAGCCGACCGCCCCAACGTCAACATGCGCGAATACTGGCGTAACCTGACCGAGAAGGTGTGCGCCGGCGTCGGCATCCCGTACATCCTGGTATTCCCCGAGGGAATGCAGGGCACCGTCTACCGCGGCGCCCTCGATATGTCGTCGGTGTGGTTCCGGAGCCGCCATCAGGTGATGGCATCGGCCGCCCGCCGTATCTGGGAACACGTCATGGAGTACGCCATCCGGGTGGATCCCAGCCTGCGCGACTCTCCCGACGACTGGTACGAGGTGGCCATCCAGGCGCCCCGGGCCCCGAATGTCGACGTCGGCCGCAACTCTGCCGCCCAACTGGCCGAGCTCGAAGCCGGTGTAACCACCTTCGACGAGATCTACGGCGCCCGTGGTATCGACTGGCGCTCCGCCTTGGAGTCGAAGGCCCAACAGGCCAAATACATTCAAGACCTCGCCGGCAAGTACGGCATCGACGTCTCGCAAATCTCGACCGCTCAGAAGCAGCCCATCGCCCCGGAGCCAGCCGACATGGCCATGCAGGAAAACCCGTCGGGCACTATGCCTGAACAAATCCCGGCCGAGCCCATCCAAGAGGTTGTCGCCGTGGCAGGCCCGAAGAAACGCAAACCTAGGGCCAAGAAAACCGAATGACTAAAGTAACCAACTGGCTTTCCTACCAGCCGCGGGCCTCGGCCATGGAGCCCGCCACCATCCAGATCTTCGACCAAATCGGTGAGGACTGGTTCGGTGGTTCCGGTGTGTCGGCCAAGGCCTTCAGCCAAACCCTGCAGGACGTCGGCCAAGGCCCCCTTGTGGTCGAGATCAACAGCCCCGGCGGCAACGTCTGGGATGGTTTGTCGATCTACAATATGCTACGAGGCCGTCAGGCGCCCGTCACCACCCGGGTGGTCGGCATCGCCGCCTCGATTGCCTCAATCATCGCCCTGGCCGGCGATACGGTTGAGATGGCCGAAGCGTCTCTGTTCATGATTCACGACCCCTCCGGAATGGTGGCAGGCACCTCGGAGGATATGCGGAAGATGGCCGACGCCTTGGACCAACACGCCGAGGTTCTGGCTTCGATCTACGCCAAGGCCACCGGAAAACCGACTTCGCAGATCCGGGCAGCCATGAAGGCCGAAACTTGGTTTACCGCCCAGGAAGCCATCCAGTTTGGACTGGCTCAACGCTCGACCGAGCAGCTCGCCATGGCTGCCTGCTGGCATCCTCGGGCCGTCACCAAGACCGCCCCGGAGACCGTCCGAAACAACCTCCGCCGCGGCCTTGAGCAGTACGCCGAAGGTCTCGCCGGTGATGGCCTTGAGAAGCAGACCGTCCTAGAGGCCGAGGCCTTGGTGGCCGGTGAAGCCCCTAACGAAGCCAAGATCCAGAAGGCGAACGCTTGGTGGGCGCGCAATGAGCGCTTCCTCGAAGCCGAGCCCAACAGCCCGGCAGACGTGTCAGCCAATCTGTGGGGCGGCGCCGCCGGCCGTGACTGGTTCAAGGCCCTCTATGCCCAGCTCGAAATCGAGGAAGGCGAAACACCGGATGAATCTCCGGACGATACACTTTCTACGGCAGGCACTTCCGCCTCCGAAGATGGCGCGACAACCGCGCCGACATCACAGCAGACACCACACAACATGACTGAATCCAACACCGTGGTGGCGGCCGCTCCTAGTGCGCCGACCGCCTCTTTGGATGCCTCGACCATCGAGAGCATCGTCGCCAAAGCCGTTGCCGCTGCCATCAGCGCCAAGGCCCCCACCGCCGCCCCGGCCCCGGAGCCCATCGCCCCGGTTCGCATCGAGAACCTCGGCAATCCGTTGCTTGAGGCTCACAAGAAGATGCAGGCCGGTGCCGACCGCCGCTCCTGGCTGATCTCCAACCATAGCGAGCTGTTGCGCCAGAGCCAGATCCACGCTCCGCAGAACGCCAACACGTTCGCCTCGGGCCTGGTGGTCGACTACCTCGCCGACGCCGTGATCACCGTCGCTGCGAACCGCTTGGCGCTGGTCTCCGCGTTCAGCCGCAACGTCGGCCTGGACAACCTCCGCCCGCGCGCGACCGTGCAGGTGAAGAAGTACACCACCGGCACCGCGGCCCAGACCAACCCGACCTCCTGGGAGACCAACAACGACAGCACGCTGGCGGCCACCTCGGTGACCGTGAACCAGATCTCGAAGAACTTCACCGTGACTCAGGCCGAGCTCAACCAGGGCTTCAGCCTGGCCGATCTGGCTGCCGGTTCCGCCGACCTGTTTGCCTACGGCATCAGCGACGTGCTGACCGCGCTCATGGTCACTGGTAACTACGGCGCCGTTACTGGAATTGGCGCTGCCGCCAACTTCGACAGCTCGGACCTTCCTGCGATCCTCGCCCTTGCCAAGAACTACCGGAGCAAGAACCTCATCCTGGACGGTGGCCACCTGGCCCGCATCCAGTTCTCCGGCCTGAGCACCGCCTCCGCCGGCACTGTGGCTATGCCCGACAGCCGCTACGGCCCCCTCAACAACGGCCGATTCGGTTTCGACGTGATCGCCGAGAACAACCGCTGGACCTCCGCGGAAACCAACACGGTCGGCTTCGTTTGCGGCCCTGACTCCATCGCCATCGCCTCCGGTCTCCCTGTCGGCATGATCGCCGGTGAGTTCATCGAGCAGCGCACGGTGACCACGAACAACGGTTTGAGCTGCTTGCTGTCTGTCTGGTACAGCCGCGCGAGCCGCAGCCACATGGCGTCGTACGACATCATGTTCGGCGCCGCGGCCGCGGACACGACCCAGGCCGAGATCCTGACCACCGCCTAATCGGCCAAGTCATGAGAATCGCCACAACCATCTCGGTGGACAAGAACGGCAAAACGAAATTGCTGGCTGGTCCCGAAGTCGACGCTGCCGCCCAGCGCGAAGACTTCAACACCGCGAAGATTGCAGAGGGCTCGAAGCTGATCCTGTGGATACAGGGAGCACTTGCGCCGAAAGTTCGTAAAGGATAACGCAGACAACCTGGGGGCCTTGGCAATAGGGCCAGGGCCCCCTCTAACCGATCAAACAAAATGGCCGTTCAAGCAGACATTTCAACCGAGTATTCGATGGGCCGCGAAGGCTTTCAACTCGTCACTAGCACCGCCGCTCAGACCGGCAACTGGTCTGGCTTGATTCCAACCGAGCCAACCGTTTTCACTTCCATTACCGGATTCCAAATTAGCGGAACTTGGACATCCAAGACCATTCCCGCTGGTTTCCCGCTGGTTGGCAACATCACCGGATTCCAAATTTCATCCGGTAGCGTTGTGGCTTTCCTCGCTCGTTCTTAATGATCGCAAACGGCATAGCACTCAATCGTTTGTTCGCCGGTCAAGCCGGTGGCACTGACGCGCCGTTGCTACGCCGTGATGTCCTCCGTGAAGACGAGGGGTTCCTGTGGCAAGAAGACGGAACCTCCAAACTTGTCATTACATACGGTACTTTTGAATTTCTGTTGCGAGAAGACGCTGGTTTCCTCCAACAGGAAGACCTCTTTAAAATCGCAATCCAAGCTAACTGATTATGGCAGACTCCAAGATTACAGCCTTAGCGGCCCTAACGGCGGCCGATCCCGCAAACGACATGGTTCCGATCGTCGATGTCTCTGACAATTCGATGGCGGCATCCGGTACGACCAAGCGCATATCGATCAACAACATTCTCGCTTGTTCGCCATCCGCCACCCTCGCCAGCCTCAACGTCACCGGATCTTCAATTCCGGCAAATGGTCTCTATCTTCCGACGACCAACACGCTGGAGTTTTCTGCCAATAGCTTGGCGCAATACCGCATCGCCCCGCTTGGTGTGTTTTCATGGTACGACGGCGCAGGCGGCACTCGAATGACCCTCAACTCTACGGGGCTGGGCGTGGGGGGAAGTCCGGCCGCTTCAAAGCTTGAAGTCTATTCTTCAAACACCGGCACTTCTGGTCTTGCTGAAGCCAATGCGCTGAAGGTTGAGAATAACAACGCGACGGTCGGAAATGCCTCTGGATTGTTTCTGTCGCAGTCTGGAAACGCCGGTTGCGGTGTTGCCGCTATTGCCACAAGTCGAACTGGTGGAAGTCGGGCATCTGACCTTACGTTGTATTATTACAACCAATCCACTTCTTCGTCTCCTATTGAGGGTCTTAGGCTGAACAGTTCCGGCAACGTGGGCATAGGCGTTGCGCCGAGTGCGACGGACTCAACATATTACCAAGCACTTGAAATTACGCGGGTTGGACAGGGTTTGACTGGTGCCAAGAACGCGCTTACTTCCTCGCCAAACTCATGGTTGTCGAACAATAGCTATGCCACCTATTCCGCTGGAATTGTTTGGAAATATGCAGTCAGCCAGCCAGCGGCACAGTACCGATTGGTGGACGCAGCGCATCAGTGGTACAATGCCCCGTCCGGCACAGCTGGCAACCCCATCACCTTCACCCAAGCGATGACCCTCGATGCTTCGGGAAATTTGCTGGTGGGGACGACGACGAACGGAGGAAACGGTGTTTCAATTCGTCCCAGCACTTCCTCCCCTAATGCTGTTCTTGTCGGATCTGATACTTCCGGTGGAACAGCTTGGCAGATGTACTCCACCGGCACATCAAGCAGCAGATTTTATGTTACTTGGGCTGGAACGATCAATGCAGTTAACACTACTATTGCCGCCATCTCCGATGCTCGCCTAAAAGAAAACGTGCAGGACATCGACGTTGGTCTGGGTGCGATTCTTGCCCTCAAGCCGCGCAAGTTCGACTGGAAGGCCGGTAAGGGTAAGGACATCAAAGGCGACAGAGGTTTCATCGCTCAGGAGTTTGAGCAGGTGTTTCCGCAACTTGTGGACGAATGGGCTGATCCTGCACCCGAAGGAGAAGCCCCATACAAGTCCGTTCGCCAAGACCTGATTCCAGTGCTTGTGAAAGCCATTCAGGAACTGGCCGCTGAAGTCAACGCTCTGAAGAACGCCTAATATGAACATCTCTTGGATCATCGAACGCCTTCTCGTTAAACCGACCGAAGGCACTCACACCGATGTCGTCATCACCGCCGATTGGCGATGCAACGGCTCGCAGGATAACTACAGCGGCACCTGCTACGGCAGCGCGTCGTTCGCTCCGCCGAGCGGTTCGTTCACGCCTTACGAGGATCTGACCGAGCAGCAGGTGCTTGGCTGGTGCTACGCCAATGGCGTCGATCAAGCGGCCATCGAAGCCAACGTCACGCAGCAGATCAACGACCAGATCAACCCGCCGATCATCGCTCCGCCGCTGCCGTGGTTGCCGCCGGTTGAAATCGTTCCTCCGATGTTGCCGCAGGTGGAGCCGGTTTTGGTTGCGGAGGAGGCCGTCGTTGTCGAAGCTCCGACCGTATGATCAAGATCGAACTCACTCCGCAGCAATTCAACCAGCTTTATGAACTGCTGGTCATTGGTATGAAGGCCGGCAACGTCCAAAACATGAAGGTCGGACTGCCGCTCGTTGAAATCCTCGAAACCGCAGCCGCGCAACACAAACCCGAGTAACATGGACGCAACCAACCACGGCGGTGGAACGAATGGCCTAGCCTTGTCGCTGGGAACGGCAGCAGCAGCAACGTCTGCATCTATGCTGCCCCAGCTCACCGACGAGATCCGTTTTGTCTCCGCCGTGGTTGGTCTCCTTGCCGCGTGCATTGCCCTCTACAAAGCCATTAAGAAATGAAAAACACCAAGACAACTCTCGCCGGTATCGGAGCCATCCTCGTCGCAGTCGGTGGTGCCTTGAGGGCCATCTTCGACGGCGACCCGACCACCTCGGTCGATCCGACGGCGACCATTGCCGCGATCTCTGCCGGTATCGGCCTGATCATGGCTAAGGACGCCGAGAAGAAACCGGAATGAGCTGGGTTTACCAGATTGTCCTGGCCTTCCTCGACTGGATCCGTGAAACACCACCCGCCGACATCCAACATGGAAAAGCACCCGAAGATCTCAAGGCTGACCTGGCTGGCCGTGTTGCTGACCTGCCTGGGCTGCCAGACCAAGGTGGTGATGGTCCCGCACGGTGACCCGGTGATGCTGGCCAAGCCGGTGAAGGCCAGTGTCTATGCTTTCGATGCCGACAAGAAGCTGGTCGGGCCTTCCCGGGTGACCCTCCCGGCCGGATGGTACGTCCTACCCAAGAAATAAAACTATGGCCCAGCAAATCATAAACATCGGCACCATCGCCAACGACAACACCGGGGACACGCTCCGGGGCGCCGGCCAGAAGATCAACGACAACTTCGACGAGCTGTATGGCAGCCTGCCCATTAATGCAGCGCCGTCAACCTGGGTGCCTACGCTGACCGATTCCGGCGGCGGCCGCACCTACAGTTTCACGGTCAACACCGCACGGCACACATCAATCGGATTCGTCTCCACCTTTACCGCGGACATCACGGTCAACTCGGTGACCGGATCCGCCACCGGCGACTTGCGAATCAGTCTGCCGGATCCCGTCTCCTACGACGCTGCCCTGGCCATCTGGTTGGACAACGCCACCGCCCAAGCCAAGACCGCGGTGATCGGCAAGGCTGTCGGAGGGACATCCTATGCCGCCCTGTACCACTACGAGACCGGCGACATCACCAGCATGGCCAGCCAGATTCAGGCTACCAGCCGTATCCTGATCTCCGGCACCTACTTCACCGCCTAACATGACCACCATCGGATCCAGTCTCCAGCAGGGCATGGCGGTGCTCCAGCAGATGCTTGGGGCGCCCATGTTCATCTGGGAGGGGACGTCGATCCGGTGCATCCCGGCAGCCGTCACCGACGCCAACAACCCGGTGGCCGGTGGGTTCCAGGACAACGTGACCTCCCGGATCCTGGTCATGTTCTCCGACTGGAAGACTTGTGACAGCACATTGGTCACAATGGACTCGACGCTCTACACGCTCGACCAGGGCACGACCTTTTCCCGGCTGCTTAAGGAGGACGGCCTGTTCATCCTCCAGGAGAACACTGACCGCATCGCTCTGACCTTTTGCAAACCTCGGCCGGTAGTCGGGCGCACGCTGGTGTACCAAGGCCGGACCCTCCGGATCCTGTCCTGCCGTGTGGATGCCTCCGGCGCCTACTACAGCCTCGAACTAGGAGCGAAAACCCGGTGAGGCCTGTCGTCAACATGACGGTGGATTCCAGCCGCTTCGATGCAGCAATGAAGGCCTATCTGCTGTCGACCAGCCGAGACCTTCACAAGGCGATCAACGCCCGGTTCTTTTTCCTGATGGTTCGGCTGTTCGTCCTGGTGCCGCCTAAAAGCCCGGGACAAGAACGGCGCCGGATTGCCGACTACCTAGGCAAGCCCCTCGGCGATGTGAACCGTAAGAGCAAGAAAACCGGCAAGCGCATCGGAAAGTCCCGATTGCTTCGTCGGGTGCACCTGATCGCCCAGGCGCGCGAAGCTAAGGCAGGCCGCCGCGGTCTCTATGGTGAGGAGATGAAGGCAGCCGCCTCGGCTCTAATGCGGAAAGCCATCGGCTCAGTCGGGTACCTCCGCTCCGGTGTGGTGAAGGTGATCCGGATTTACAATCGAGGCTTCACCCAGTTTCAAAGCCCGAAGTGGAAGCCACTGTCAAAGCCTGCAGGCTACAAGGCGCCCAAGAAGACAAACGCCGCTCTTGTGGCCTTGGCCAATCAGTACGGCCTGCCGGAGGAGAACGTGGCCGTGCACAAGGGCACCAAGGCCCGAGGCATCCAAGCAGTTCCGGGCTTCAACCCGACGGCCTCGGTGGTCATGACTGCCGGCGTGGCCGACAACCAATACAACCGAGTTTCCAACATCTACAACACGGCAATGCAGAAGGCCATGGACGACGAGCTGATCGAGCTGACCAGCCACATGACCGAGGCCATGCTTGCCAACGGCAAGGTACTAGAGGACAACGGTATCGCCATAAAATGAACGCCGTAGCACTCAGAGCAGAGAAGGCCGTAGCAGACTACCTGGCAGCCGCCGACTGGTCAGGCTCCGGGGCCGGCACGCCGACCTGCTTGACGTCCTACAGCCGCGGCCTGTACGACGACCCGGACCTCGAGGACGTCATGCCCAACTTCCCGAGGTTGGTTGTCTCGGCCAATTCCGCGCGGCCTGTTCAACGTGTCGACCTCACAAACGAGGTTGAGGTTTCCGTCGAACTTCAGCTATCTGCCGACGATACCGACGAGGCTGATGTGCTGACCACCGTCCAGGTGCTCGACAATCGGATTCTGCCGCTCTTTGACGACACCGGGGCCTCAGCCTTGGATGCACCATCAAACGACGCCAGCGGCCCGTTTACGGCGCAATTCGCCGCCCCTCTGGACTTTGGTGGCTCATCAATCTCTAATCGGTCCAGGACGTTCACCAGGACCTTCACTCTTTACTGTTCGGCAACCCTCTAACCCAAACCACACATGGCTAATTCACAAGGCAGCAAATACATTTTCGGTTCACCGGCCACCCTGGCGCTCTATGACGCCGCAGGCGCCCTTGTCGTCACCGGGTACGTCTCGCCCGATATGGAGTCTTACGACATCACCCACGAGGCCGACACCGAAGAGGTTCGGAACAGCTCCGGCGAGGTTGTCGGCCACATCGGCTACAACAACCGGCTGACGCTGACCGTTAATTTCATTCCTGCAAACACGACCAGCGTGGCCAACGCACTGTTGTCTGCCGCATTGCCTGATGTGAATGGCACTTGCGTCATCTCTGGAGCCCCGGTGATCGAGGTCGGCGGATACGTCGACGCCATCAATGCCGCCACCGGCAACCGTTGGATCTACGCCGGCGGTGGTTCCATCAAGACCACTGCCACCGGCAAGGCCACTGGCACGATCACCTTGAAGCGGTACACCAACATCATTGCCACCGGCGCTGCCACCGCCCTGTGAGCCAACTGGCCGACATCCTGAACGCCACGTCGAGCCCATGTCCTGTGGTCATGGGGCTCCGGCTTTTACCGTATTCGGTGGGGCATTCGATAGTGCTTCACCGCATCGGATCACCCATGGCTATCGGCGGCCCTATCAGCCGCGCTGATCTCATGGCCGCGGTGCTCATCTGTTCCCAGCCCATCCGGGAGTCGATGGAGACGCTTCAATCGCCTTTTCGGAACCTGGCTTTAAAGCTGTGGACATGGAAGGTGAAGAACCTGTCGTTCGAGGCCGAGCTGGATAAATGGAACGAATGGATGTCCGGCCAGTCGACAGCGCCAGAAATCCTGATGAAGCAAGGCAACTCCAGGCAGCTCTCGATGCCGTGGCCAGAGCGTATGCTGGCCTGCTGCCTTGAGATAGGGCTGGAGGAGGACACCGTGCTGGCCATGCCTATCGGTGATGCCGAGCGCCTTGTTCTGGCCCGTGCAGAGACCCATGGCGATGTCGAGCTATGGAGCCCGAAGGATGAAGCCTTGTGGCGCTGGGTGAAGCAGCAGGAAGCTAAGAAAAACTGACACCATGGCCATCTTCTCACTGATCGCAAAACTCGGTCTCGACGGTACCAACTTCGAATCGGGACTGAAGAAGTCCCAGTCGATGGCAAAGGGCGTCGGCAGAGAGGTTACAGGCACTCTCGCTGCCATGTTTGCGGTCGACAAGATAGCTCAGTTTGGCCTGTCGATTGTCGATGCCGCTGGACAGATTGCAGACCTTTCAGCACGCCTCGGTGTGTCAGTCGAGTTCCTGCAGGAAATGCAGTTCGCTGCAAAGTTAAGCGGCGCCAGCATTGAGGACGTGGCCGGAGCTGTTGAAAAGCTGTCCATTGCCAGGATGAAGGCCTTGAGCGGTGACGAGAAAACCATCGAGAACTTCAAGAAGATGGGCATCTCAATGGAGACAATACGGAACCTTGGAGCAGAGGACTTGTTCAAGGCACTTGGAGAACCGTTTGCCGCAGGAATGGACCCTCAAAAACTTATTGGACCATTCAGAGAGCTGGCAGGAAAAGGCGCTGGCGCATTAATCCCAGCCATGGTCAGTGGCTTGACCGATGCAGCGCAACAGGCCCGAGACCTTGGCATCGTGATCGACACCGATGTGGTTGACGCGCTCGACGACGTTGCCGACAGAATAGACACGCTGAAATCCGTCTTCATGTCGTTTGGGGCTTCTGTAATCGCCTACGTTGTGAAGCCGTTCATGAAATACCTGGAGGCTACTGTTGCCGGTATTCACGGCTTTTTCATGGCCACAAACACCCCTGAAGGCGGCAGGGACATGAAGAGCGAGGAGTTAATGAATCACATGGGGAGACAGTTTACCCAGTCATTCATCTCTTCACTTGAGGAACAGGACGCAGCTATCGTGAAGAGGCGTGAAGACAGGGCAAAACGGCTGTCCATGAAGGGCAAAGCTGAAGAAAGCACCTCATCGCTTTCAGAAAAAGGCCTCATGATTCAACCCACTGATGCCTTGGCTCGAACTGGTGGGTTCACTTCGTTTCAATCGAATTTGGACAAATACTTCGGAAACGTGAAGAGTCAGGCACAGGACATCCGGGACATCTCTAAGAACACCAAGAAGACGGCCGACGCCGTTTCTGAATAACATGGCAACGATCCACCAAGCTCCAGAGCTGTCGGACTTCCCGGGCTACATCGAGGTCAGCCGACGATTTGATCAAACCGGATCCGGCACTGGCCCGGTGTGGACCATTGAGTACCGCGGCACCAAGGATGCCATTCGAACCGCCACATTCGGCTGGTCGAGCATCGGCGCCAAATACAGCACCATTGAGGAAGGCCCTTACGCCTCGGCCACCGTCATATTTTCAGGCCCGACAGCCGACCCAGGCGATCCGATAGATGCCGCCACCATCCCAGTGGCTGGCCAGGAGACCCCGGAGATCCGATACGAGTTCCGGACTGATTATGTCGACGTTTCTGTGTTCGCTCTGCCTGCCGTTGTGGCCGAAGCCGAGAAGACTGGAAACCCGGCAGGCTACAAGCTGGCCATTGAGGACGCTGTAAAGGCCGGCGTTTATCTGACCAGCATCAGGGAAAACGGCGAGTTCATCACCTATTGGGACGACAAACCGGTGGCCAAACGAATCTGGGAAAAGCTCACCCGAGGCGAAGATTCCTTCCCGGTGGGGCGTGTGAGCCTAAGCCGGGTGGCCATGTTCTCGGGCAGCCTAGGGCTTCCCCAGGTGCCTCAGAGCATCCCGCCGGTTTACACACCTGCCAGCTTCATAGTTTCCTGGAACCTTCCTTTTTCGGTCTACTCGATGCTGCCTTCAGTTCCTATCGATCCAAGGACTGGAAGGCCTGCAGCGCCTGCCGGCACGGTATGGGGCTGGAAGCAGACCAATTATTCGTCGAGCCTGATCGTCAAGACCAACATGGTTGAGCAGAACATCTCCTGGACGTTCGCGCCGTACGACACCGACATTTACCCGATCATCTAACAACAACCCCAAACACCCACACAATCTATGGCAAACGAGATTCAAATGACGGCCCGCCTGTACGCAGACAAGGGCGGCGCCTACCTCCCCAGCGTCACCTACACCAAGAGCGTGAACATGACTGGCACCGACATGGGCAGCCAAACCCAAATCATCGGCACCACTGTCGAGGCCTTGGATGTGCCCGTCGATGTCACAGCCCCCTACAAGCTCCTAGTGAGCAACCTAGACTCCACCAACTTCGTCGACCTCGGCTTTGTCAGTGGCACCTACACCATGCGAATCCCGGCCGGTGAGACCATGCTCATGCCTTACGTTGCCTCTGGCTCGACGCTCTACTTCCGAGCCGATACCGCCGCGGTAACCGTGCAGGCGACCTTCTGCGAAATCTAACGAACCACCCGCCATGGCAAACGAAGTTCAAATGTCGGCCAGGCTGTTCGCCGCCAAGGGCGGGGCCACCATCGACGGTACAACCTACACGGTGACGGCCAACATGACCGGCACCGATATGGGCCAGCAGACGCAAGACGTCGGCACAGGCTCCGAGGCCCTCGACCTGACGGCCGACCTCTCGACGCCCTACCGCGTGCTAATCCGCAACCTGGACACCATCAACAGCGTGCTGGTGGGTGGGTACGACTCGGTGATCACGCCGAATATCGTCTGGCCCATCCGAATCGCCCCCGGCGAGTTCTGCCTGATTCCGCGCATCGACTCAGGCTGGACCACACTGGTCAAATCCAGCGCCGGAACGGTCAAGATCATGGTTCAGTTTTGCGAGCTGTAAGCTATGGCTTTACAACTGCCAGCCAAGCTATCCGAGCGCGGTCTAAAGGCAGACCATGCCCGGGCCATCAACCAACTGATCGAGGCCGTGCGACGGGTGCAGCTCGTCGCCGGCCCCGGTCAGCGTGTGGAGCAGAATGCCAACGGCACGGTGCTGAAGACTCAGCCGGCCGTCACCCAGACAGCCGAGGAGTCTTGGTTCTATTGACCCATGCCATTCGCCACCAGCCGGACCGACCGGATGTTCACGGCCCGGAACCTGAACAGCCTCTATGGCCGAGCCGACCAGAAATGCGCCAGGGTGCTCGATGGTAAGTCCCCTCTGTTCGCCAACTCCGCGGCAGGCGTCTGGCAGGGCCAGTACCCGTATGGGGTCTGGTATGTCTTCCGGAACGATCCGGCCTCTTGTAGGCGCCTCAGAGACCCGGGAACAGGCATCCCAGGCATCGGGACAATCTACCGGGACAACCACGACCAGACACAGGTGGCAATCGAGCTATCGAAGCTGGAGAACCAGTATCTCGACACTCAAGGCGGCCAGGTCTACGTCGACCATCCGATCATCGGGGTCGACCCGTTCACTTGTGACATAGGCACCATTCACTTCAGTTTCGAGCTGTTGACCCGGGAGGTGAATGGCGTTCGGTACGACATCCACCTCGGCTGGGATCCGGACGACGGCAACGGCACCTCCTATGTCCGCGGCAGTCTAGGTGCAGCCATCGACCCCACACTGCCTCCTGGTCGAATCCACAAGCATCGGCTGTCGGTAGCCGAGATCGCCATCGAGGGACCAAACGAGTTCAGGATCCTCAAAACGTATCAGCGGTACGATTGCTGGCGTGTTCACAACTGCAACGACAAGCCGGTGACGGTGTTTCTCCAACTGCCCGACGGCAGTTCGGACAGGCAGTTTGTGGCTCCAGGTGAATGCCGGAGCTTCCGGCGCCGGCCTGATGGCACATGGGGATATCGGTTCCCGGGCGGATCTTTCAGCCGTTACTTTTTCCCGTACTTCACCGGCGACATCCCGTTCCTTGCTGAAGGGCCGCCATCCTGGTCGGATACGTCGACCCAATCGGAGTTCCTGAGTCTGGAACGATCCGCCCAGGCCAACAACGTCGCCAATCCGTTCATCATCAACGAATGGCGCCGGGTGATGCAGGCAGTTTACGATCCGTCGCTGCCATACGACATCCGGCAGGTTTACTCCGGCGTCTATGCCGACCCGGCCAACGGAAACACCACGATAGGCAACGCCGTGTTCACCTGGGGCCGTGCCCGGGTGACCTACAGCAACACGGCCGGTGATGTTTTTGATGATCAAATCAGGATCTTCACCGGAACCATCGCTTTCGCCGAGCAGATCAAGGACTTGGGTGTGGATGTGACGGTCAACCCGACCAGCATCACAATGATCAGCCGCCGCGGCACCATTCGCATCTACCCTATCGACGCCAACATCTTCACCACCGTTTTCGACCCGTTTTGGGAGATCACCACGGCAGGAACCACGATCTCAACAATTTACCCGGCGCAATACACCACCGAGACACCGGGGAGCGGTTCTGGATCGGCCACATGGTCGGCAGGCAATGAGCCCACCATATTCGAGTCAATGCGTGACCTCCGGCGCCGGGTGGCTGTCGAGCTGGGATTCCTGAACACCTTCGACGAGGTGGTCGATATTGAGGAGGAAAAGGTCAGCATTGTAACCATGACGCCTGCCGGGCTGTCTGTGAGAGGCTCCACATCCTACGGCATCGACGGCAACCTCTTGGTCAACTTCGAGACCACAGCAGAGAACAGCACCCTCTGGATTGAAAGCAGACCCACCGGCTTTGGCGTAGGACCGTGGGCCAACTTCAGGTTCACTGCCGGACAGAAATCCTTCCTACTCGCTGTCCCAGGGGCATCCACGGCCTTGCAATGGGGCAACGTGCTCCCGGCCCGGAGCTGCACATCGAGCACCGGAGCAATCCAGCAGGTTGAGGCAGTCAACTCGGCCTTCATCCCTCCTGGTGGGCCTTGGGGCTTTTCATCCAGCGTCTACGACTTCGACCTGGTTCGTGCCTATCAGATCGACATGGCCACCGGCAGCACCGACGACAGGCCTTGGGGTGGCGACTTCTGGCGCAACAAATGGGGCGGCCAGAATGGCTTGGATGCCTCCGTGCGGATCCCAGGCAGCCCCAACCAAACCCAACAGTTTGCTTTTATACCCGAGGCCAACAACTCGTCATTCGTCGACCTCACCGAGGCCGGCGCCGACGACATCTTCAAAGACCAACGGCAGGCCTCATTCGCCTCGACGGTGCCGTTCGCCAGCTCGACCTATTCGCCGCCCTACCGGGACAACATGACGACCATCTCCTGGACGGGTGGCGTCGAGCAGGTTGGATTCCTCCTTCCGTACAACCCAATCGAGAACCCGTACCAGCCCGGTGGTGGCCCGTTCTTCCACAAGATCCCGAAGTCGGCCTGGCTGTGGAACTTACTGGAATGGACCATCCGGTCATGGACCCGAGCAGTGCCGCTGTGCCAAGGCCAGGGCGTCTGCCCGATTTACGACGCATCGGCCCTTTACACTGTCGGCGACCTGCTCACGTTCGGGACAGGCCTAGAGTCTGGCGGCAGCTTGCCATCCTATTACGTCTCCGAGGCTGGCCACGACATCCTGATCGCCAATGGCGTGACGGCCTACAAGGACCAGGACGCAGGCGGCAACGATTACTGGTATGTCCCGGCAATAAATCTGGCCACCTATGTGCGCGGACGAGGTTTCAATAGCTTCAATTTCGACGCCGAAAACGGACAGCCAAACGAGGCCGTCCCTGTGCCTTCGACCAAATACATCCCATTGAGATCGTATGGAGTCGGCGAAACAAACCAGTCCGGTGGGTACTACGACGTGACGGCTGGCGCCGACAAGTATCTGTCGATTCGATACGTCGACTTGCGTCTGCCGAATGAGCTGGCATCGTGATTTTTTGACCCTTGTTTGACCCGCGTAAACATTGAGTTTTCTTCAAAATCTACAGAAAAAAGGTTTTCTCTGTAGACGTGAGGCATAATCTCGGCCATCTTGATCACGTCGAAAGCAACAACAGCAAACCAAAGAAAAACATGAGCAAGAACGAAAAACTGGCAGAGATCGCAGCCAAACAAGCTGAAGCCAACATGGCTATCTTCGCAATGCTTGCTGATCACGGTGTGACGATCATTAACGGCCAACTAGTCGAGGCTATCGAAAACGACGAGGAATAAACTTCACGGCCTGGCGACCGCTATCGCCACATCCGGCTCGTGAGGAATACGGAGCACAGGGGCGCGACTGGCCAACGCGCAAACCACAGCAAACCACAGCAACACATAGCAATGAACCTGAACAACCTGATTACCGCCCTGATGATCGTAGAGTCCTCCGGCAATGACCAAGCCATCGGCGACAACGGACGCGCCCTAGGCCCCCTGCAGATCCACCGCGGCGTGGTCCTGGACGTGAACCGATTCACCGGCAGCAACTATCGGCACCAGGACATGACCAACCGCGTGGCAGCCCGGGCAGTGTGCCAGGCCTACCTCGAGCACTACGGCCGCGGCAAGACGACTGAACAGCAGGCCCGGATCTGGAATGGCGGTCCCACCGGTGACCGGAAGCCTGTGACACTTGTCTACTGGCGCCGCGTGCAGAAGGCGATCAAATGATTTTCAAGGCTGGGCATGACCTGGCCGGGCAAGGCGTGGCGGGGCCCGGCTTGGCAAGGCAATACGTTCCCCAGTACGGCAACTGGGACAATTTTCTCACGGCACGGCTCGGTCCGGTAGGGCGCGGTACGGCTTGGCCCGGCGGGGCAGGGCACGGCAAGGCTAGGCTAGACGCCTGCCGGTGGGCGGTATCACCGGACACTTTCGTCGGTAACTAACAAGGCAACCAAAGCAAAACAACATGAAGCAAATCAAAGTCAAACTCACCGGGCTGCGGCCCCTCATCATGCACAATGGCGACATGGTGGATCACAAGAACCCATACGTCATGGCGATCAAACGCATCACAGCCAAAGGCAGCAAAAACATGACTCCAAGCGATCACGACGAGCGCGACCGTCTGGAGTGGGAGGCCGGCCTTTACTGGTCCGAGGCTGAAGGCGGTCTAGTGCTGCCGTGCGACAACATCGAAAAGTGTCTCAAGGACGGCGCCAAGAAGGCTCGCCTCGGCAAGAAGTTCGACGCCGCTGTCCTTTTGTCTGAGGCCGAGGCTGTGATCCATCACCGGAGAATCGGCCAGACCAAGGAGCAGATCTACGCCGACCCAGCCTTCACACTGCGGAAGCGAGTAGACCTCGGTATCATTCGAGTCCGGCCGATGGTTCCTTCCGGTTGGTGGACGACCTGCACCATCGAGTTCGATGAATCGGTTGTCTCGAAGGAGCAAGTGATCGACGCATCACGCGAGGCTGGCGGACTGGTCGGCCTGGGCGACTGGCGACCGAAGTTCGGCCGGTTCACTGTCGAGGTGGTTTGATTTTCTCAGGGCGCGGCACGGCACGGCCGGGCGGGGCCCGGCTTGGTATGGCCTGGCGCGGCATGGCAACAACGCGACCCGGCGCGGTATCCGGGACAATTTTTCAAGGTCAGGCGCGGCTCGGCAGGGCTTGGCACGGCTAGGCAACACGTCACTGGGTACGGTAACTCAGACAATTTTTCGGGGCCCGGTTGGGCTGGGTACGGCGGGGCCAGGCGAGTCTTGGCAAGGCAACAACGCTTTCCGGTGTGCGGTAACACCGGGCAACTTTCACAACATGGAAACACAAGACATGATCAACGAAGAAGAGGTCCGGCGCCTTCCGCTCTGGAAGGACTGGATCGAACGCAAC